CGGGTCGACCAATAGTTGCATTTGTGGCTGTTCGATTACCGGGACAGGCTCCCAGCCTTCGCGTAATTTTGCGGACAGGTTGCGCGGGTCCGCTTGTCCCAAGCTGGCTATGCGTATCCAGCGGTACGCCCAACCCGGCATCTCGTCCGGCTTGGGTAATAATTCGGGGGGCACCCACTTCTCGGGGCGTTTGTGCGCGTCGCGTTTTTCTAAAGCTCTTGTTTCAGCCATGGGTACTGTCCTCAAACAATCTCTGTTTTAGTAAATAGCCTTCCAGAGCCCATATCTTGTTACGGGCATCTTCTCGAGCTACCTTCTGTCCAATCTCGGCGTCGAAGTTTTCAGGGCTCACACAGGCGGATTCGCCGACCGTATTAAAACCGTTCTTTAACGTCAGGCAACAGACCGTTACCATCGAACCGGGAAACACATAGTACGCCGCTAATTCGATAGTATCATCAATCAGCTGGGGGGTTAGTCGCGGCTTGTTTAGGCCTTTCTCTTGAATCTCTTGTTCTATGCTTTGCTCAGACATTAGCCTTCTCCAATTTCATAACTTCTATTGCATACTGCTCCGGGGTTAACCCCAGCTTTTTGGCGATTGCCAATTGCGAGGTCTTCAGGACGACTTTCTTAGAAGACGTACTGCGTCTGACGGGAGCGACGACATCCGGTTTTGGTGTGCCTTCGCCACTAGACCCACGGTCATCCCCTTCGGGCTCTTTCCACTCCTCCGGGAAGCGCTGTTTGACTTCTTTGGTGATTTCGTCAAAATAGGCTTTCGAGCCGACAAAGTTCTGGCCGCGCGTCTCTGCCAAGTCTTCATGAACGGCGAGCGCGTACTTGGCCATTTTCTTTTTGGAAGGGTCCACGTACCACGGGTTCTCTTTGACCCATTGGGCAACTTGTGGGTCGACGGCAGGGGCGGGCTTGGGCAGGCTATACTCAGATTCGGTATCCTGCATAGTAGGCCTAAAATCCGATGCTTTGTCAAGCTTAGCAGTGGCTTTTATCAGTTCTTGCTGCGCATCGACAATCTCATCGGTGGTACCGGCATCATAGGCCTCTTTGTAACGCCGCTTGGCCTTGTCAACCTCCAACTCGGCTGCTGACTTATAGGTGGTCAGGAGCTCTTCTTCACCGGTCTTGAGCAACGTCTTTAAGCGCTTGTTCTCGTCGAGAATTTTCTGGGCGAGGGTCAGGGCTTCGTTCTGCTCACGCTGCGCCTGCTCTTTTAGCCGACGTTCATCGTGGTAAACCTTTTTGTACTGCAGGAACTTATTTTTGACCGTTTTACTATACTCTTCCGAATCCGGCAGCGTCTCAAGCTCATCGGCGAGGTCTTTCGGTAACGGTTCAATATTGCGGTCGGCGGCGGGGACGTCGGACTCTTCTTCAATCTCAATACCGGCGTCATCTACGCCAAGTTCACTATTTAAATCATCATCGTCATCATTCGGGAATCTATAGGCCATTGTCTGCTCCTTGTTGGGCGGCGAATAGCCTGGAGACGTAGTCTTCCTGCTCCGCATAAGGAATCAAGCACGTCATTAGTTTAATAATATAGTCTTCGCTTCCGGTTACCATTTTTTGTACCTTTTGGGTATGAACGGAGTGAATACCCCGGGGTTAGTCATCAATTTGTAAGTCACGCGCCGGGCCGTGTTGCTCACGACGCAACTGCTGGTCGTGCGCTATGCGCTCGTTGAGTAGCTTAGTCCGCTGCGTTTGCGTCGCTGCGGCTTGGTAGTCTTTCAGTAATTTGCGGGACTTGTCGTCGCGCTCCAGTATCGGTGTCACCCTAATTTAATCCTCGAAATCGCCATTTAGTAATTTGAATTTAAACCTTTCCAGCATATACAATAGCTCTTGTTTGCTCGCAGTAGATGCTGCAAAATAATCCTCATCGTCGTGGCATCGTCCTATAACCAGAACTTTGTGCAGCTTATTTTTTGCCCCCTCCAAAACATTATCGGGGCTAATATCCAGTCTTGTATAGCCCCCTATAGGCGTTACCTTGCTCATGAAATCTTTTTGGCTTTGATCGCATCGGCCAAGTCGGCTTGCTTTTGCAACTCGACAAGATGCTCTTGCTCGGCGACCGAGTCTAGTGAGAATTGATACAGCGCGTTTACTAAGTATTTTGGAATCTCCATTACTTTCTCCTAATGCCCATTGGGTTTTCGACGACGCCTTCGACGGTATCATCATTTATCAAGCGATAGTCGTGGCCATGTATCACCAGTCTACTGCCTGCGTATGGGCGGGTGATAATGAAATCACCTTTTGAGCACCACGGTCCTGATGGGAACTTGGTTTTATCCAGGTAACAGTCGGGGCCCATATCAACGACAAAGAGGACAGTGGTCAGGGTCTCTTCATTGGCGCGGGTGATATCGGCTTTAATAATAGCACTATCGTCAAATTTTTGCTCTATCTCCGGCACAGCACACAGGATGTGATAGCCGGTGGGTTTGGGCAGTTGTGATGCCATTTTGCCAGTATATGTGGTGGTCTCGGTATCGTCGGTTGTGCCTATTTTTGGGCGATGGTCGTACAATGCTTCAGTTCTATCGGTCACTCGTCATCATCCTCCCCTCGTGCGAGGGTCTGCAGTAAGTGTAACAATTGTCGAAAGGCGTCGATTTTACCGACAATATGCCGGTACTCCGCCCAGTCTTTGATAGCGCCTCTACTCAAGGTGTCGGCGTAGACACTCATGCGCTCTTTGATGTGCTGTTCTAATTGGGTTAAATAGCGCAGGGTCTCGTGGTCCATTGCTTACGTCTCCGTATTTGAACTATTCGAACGGCTCTTGGCGGCCAGTTTGGCTTGTTCTAACTGCTGCTCCAGAGTCATCTCGTGCAGCCTGACCTCATGGGTCTGGCCGGAGTGATGCTTATGCAGGTCGGTAGCGCGCTTGTTATGGGACTCCTGCGCCTTGGCGTCGAGCTCGAGCTTCTTGGTATGAATATTAGCGGCCAGCGTAGCGCCGGCGGCCTCGCCTTGTTCTTGAAGCTTGGCGCCTTGCAGTTGCAGGCCGGCTTGCTTAAGGGCAATGTCGGCGTCGTCTTTCTTGGCCTTGCGTTGCAGGTCTTGGGCTTTGAGCTGCAGCTCTTGTTGCTGGAGCTGAATCACCGGGTCTTGTTGCTTGGCTTGATTCTCTTGAGCGGTCTGCTCTTGACTATGTTGTTGGAGTAATTGCGTGCTGGCCTGTGCGGCGAGTTTGGACACTTGCAGCTCCATCTCCATGGGGATGCCGGTCTGCTCATCTTCATCCTCGGCATCGGTGCCATAAGTGGGCAGTTGTTGTCCCATAGTCTGCTCGATCTGCTTGCGGTACTCATAGCCCAAGTGCTCGGCGATATGCGCGCTGAGGGTCGCCTCGAGCGCTTGCAGCGCTTGCGGGTTGTTGCCATAGGCGCCTTGCAGGACCTGCATGACCTTGGGGTCGTGCATGGCGGCCATGTGGACTATGATGTGACTCTCGTGATCCTGATAGAGGAACGCCTTGACCGGCTTGCCTTTAAGAATGTCCTGGTTCTCGGTGACCGGATCCCTTGGTTTGGAATCGCCGGGCATGGGTATTAACTTTTGGTAGTCCTTGATGCCGAGGACTTCTAACATCTGCCGGTGTAGTAAAGGCAGGTCATACAACTGCGGGGCGCCTTGCGCCAATTGTAGCACCGCTTGATACTGGACGACCCGTTGGGCGAGCGTGGCGGCGTTGGGGTCGCTGACCGGGATGACGGCAATTTGCTTATAATCGGAACGTTTGGCACTGCGCCCGCCTTCCTCAGGCTCGTAGCTGTAGGATTGGGGCGTGTAGTCTCTAATAATGTCTCTTAAGAGCTGCAGCTCGCGCTTCATCGAATAGTGGATGCGGGCTTGGATCGCCGACATCATTTTTAAGGTCCGTTCCAAGACAGCTAATGTCGTACCGACCGGGCTGTTGGAGCTCATGTCGGACACGGCTAAATCTGCAGAACCTGCAAACTTGCGGCCCTCTTCGACGATGGCTTGTAAGAGCTGGAATAAGGTCTGGCTGGGCTCTTTATAGGGCAGCGGCATGAAATTGTCACGCAGCGTGCCGGACGGGACGTCGACGTCGCGCCACTCGCCGGGGCCTATCGGGGTATCGTCGCCTTTGACCCGCAGGCCGTTGGCTTTGAAGCCGCCGGGTAAATTAGATAGCGTACCGGCGTCGACTAATTGTCTAATTAAGCTGGTACCGGACTTGGCGAAGGAGCCTATTAAGTTGACCAGACCTAAGTTATAAAAGCCAAAGGCCGGGATATAGCCGTAGTGGACAAAGTGGTTGCGGCGGATTTGTTTGGCATCGTCCGGGTCCCAGTTACGGCGGATGGCCAGGATATTGGTAGTGCCTTTTTCTATCGTCACGATATACGGCAGTTCGATGCCCGTCGCGTGGCCTTTGTCGTCTTTATGGGGGAAATCATCCAAGTCCAGATTAACTTGCATCTCCAGGAGCTTAAAGCGGTCATCTTGCGTGGCTCTAAAGCCTAAGCGCTCGGCGATTTGCTTCTCGATATCGTCTAAGGTATTGGACGGCTCGCCTAATTCTATATCACGGTAAAAACCGGCGTAAATCAACTTATTGACATCATTTTTGGTCTTACGCATGACGTGGGTGATGCGCTCGGAGGACTCCAGGGACGCTGCGCCGTACGGTACAACGACATCATCAGCCGACACGAACATGGAGACTTGTCTACCGAGATTTACATCATACATTACCTTCTTGAATGCGTTGCCTGACAGACCTAGCGAGAAGAGCATTTTTTCATGTTCAACCCGATACTCAACCATAACGTCTACTATCTGCGTATTAATGTCGTTTTGGACACGCTGCGCCGCTTCCTTAAGTTCCTGTGTTTCTTTACCGATAATCTGCGTTTTACACGGGCCCATCGCCGGAAAACAGCTTTGCATAATTTCCGCTTGAAATTTAATTATGCTTTCTAGTAGCAGGGGTGAGGTGACACTACATGCGCCTTGCCAGGGTTCAGTCCTCTCATCGGTCGACTTAATTCCAAGCAACTCAATGCCGTCTACATAAGTTTGTAACCAGTCCCGACGCGCCATTTCGTCTTCTTCATAGTCCGCTAGCAATTCTCCCGCTATCTTGGTTAGCTCTGCTTCGGAAACGTCTTCAGCCAAATTAGCCCCAAAGTCGTCCTCTTTGTCAGGCGTAATAGCGATGCCGTTAATCTTTACTTCGTCGGGATTATCAATTTCGATTTCGAGCTCCGCAGGGTCGAAATCGGATGGAGGCTGGAGA